CATATTCGCCCATACATTCCCTTACAATGTCATGGTCAAAATCATAATGAGGTTTAGGGTGCTGGAAGTCGAATGTTAAAATAACTTTTTTCTCAAAAAACGCCATCAGGTCCATTCCTAAACAGGGCAGATTACTTCCTGTCTTTGGATAGATGATGTTGTTATATATGGCAGTTTTGCCCTGATTAATATCAGTGACTCTTGCCTTTTTGACATACTCACCTTCAAGGAGAAATGACTCCATTGTAATGTCTTTGTGAGTAAGAGTGTTGCTATATGTTTGATTCAAGTCAATATACTTGAAGAGCAAATCATGATATTTACCCCAAAACATAAAAACTCCTAATCATCTACTGGAAGTAAGGCGGGGTCGTTTACTTCTATCTCAAACATTAATGGATGGCACTCCTCCATAATAAGGTAGTTGCACACTTGATACAATTCATCGTCATCGAAATCGCGGTATTTCAATGCTTCTGCTTGTATCTCTGGATGGTCTTGTATAACTTTTGGCAATTCGTCAAAAGTATACGGTAGACCTTGGACGAAATACATTCTAACTACTTGACCCAAGTAGAAAACGTAGGCTTGTGATAGTGTGTATTTCATAACATTTCCACTAACGTTATTATTTAGTGGAAATAGGACGAGAGAGACTTGAACTCTCACGGGCATATGCCCAACAGATTTTAAGTCTGGTGCGTCTACCGATTCCGCCACCGTCCCATTACCTGACAATCACTTTGTCAGACTTGAGCATTTTCTTACATTGCTCGACTAACTCTATCAATTCGTTGATTGTAGAGCATTTGAAGGTAATTACGGAAGAATCTTCTCCCCTTACGATTACCTTCTTATTATACAGGTCTACTGTAATGATGTCAAGCAGTTTGGCAGTTTTATCAAGCATCGCTCAGACGGGGCATAAACAGATAACCGATGTCATCCCCTTCTTGAGCAGCACCCCACTCATGGAATTCCTGACAAATAGACAGAATGTCGCGCCAAGACTCAGTTTTCTCAAGTTGCTTCATGCGTGCTTCCATGGTATCAAGGATAGGGTCAATAACCGACTCTACGTCGCGTGACTCCACTTCGTTGATTTGACCGTCTTGTCCGTAGTCGAGCATAGTGCTTTCCGTTTGTGTCTTCGTATTGTAGCAGAGTCTCTAGAGGCTGTCAACCCCCTTCAACCGAGCACATCGTTATTATAGCGGCGACAAGGGGTCTTGTCAAGTATAAAAACTTTTTTAAGGCAAAAATTGGCGGGATTTTTTTGCGCCCATTTTGGTAATCAAAGGTCGATTTTCAATTTAAGTTAATGCCTGAAGGTCCATCGATGTCCACTGTGGTGCCTGTAATCTTAACAGCACCAGAAGATTTGATATCAAATGCACCAGTAACATCAAAACTGGTAGCACCTGTAATTGTCTTCTTATAAGCACCCGTGATTGTTTCTGTGGTTGCACCAGTGATTGTGTTAGTATATGCACCAGTTTGTGTGGTGGTGATAGCACCTGTAATAGTATTTGTGATAGCACCAGTGATGGTGTTTTTAAAGTCACCTGTCAATGTTGAGGTAAGTGTGCCAGTGCCTGTAACTGTCATTGGTTTGGTGACAGTTAGTGTCGTTAGTTTTGGCTCAAACTTGAGGAAGTCTGTGCTTACTTTTTCTTCTCCAATGCCAAGCTCTGCACTCTTGATGCCCTTAAATTTAGCGTCGAGTTTTGCAGTGCCCAGAAGACTACCTGACATTGAATCAAGCAGAATATCTCCTGGTTTGCCCACAAGGGTCTCAGCATCTCCACGACCGCCTACAAGACCGATGAAACCTGCTGAGGTAGCAATAGCAGCATTGCCTTTGCCGAGGAGTGTAGTAACCCAGTCACCGTTATGCACTTCGGTCTTGAATACTGTCTTGCCAGGTGTGTTACCTTTGTTGACAGCAATTACTAAGTTTTCAAGTTGAGTAGACCCCCAGATTGGTGGGACTGCAGGACCAGTTGGGTTGACGACTGTGCCTTGCGCTTCGATACGCATCTTCTGACCAGCAGCAATCCAAACGTTACCTGATGTTGCTAGACTCAAATCACCAGACTGTCTAACAGAATTGGTGCCCATAGGTGACCCAGTTTCTGTTGTCTTAGCACCAGTTGTTTTCTCTGTATTTTTTACAGCATTAGTTTCTATGGTGGTAGAATCATTCTTAAATTTACCTGCTTTGATGACAACCTCACCGCCACCAGAGTCTGGCAATTCAAATCCAAACAGTCCACCAAGTGCCGCTGCTGCTACCTGTGTTGGCTCATATCCTGACAAGATATTGACTGCCCTCGTAGCGTTGAGTGTCAATGTCTCAGCAGCATTCATGGTGATATTCTTACCGCTGAAGAAAATATCTCCATCAGCACATTCAATATCTAATCCGCCGTTACTTACATTAATAGAGAAGGCAGGATATCTTTTCTTATCTACAGATTGTGTGCTAGAATTACTAACATCACCCTCTTCATCATGTTGACCTGATGCATTAACATTAATGGCAAGAGACGTGCCAACATTTAGTCTGCAGTTTGTCTGTGACTCAATTTCAATCCTGCCACAAGTCATGTCCTCTGACACTGGACTTGCTGCCTTCACTTGGATTGTGCCTTTCTCATCTACACTAAAGTGAGACCCAGTGCTACCAATAATACCAAAACTACTGTCACCATATGGATTCTCTGCAGTAAACCAGATGTTATTATTTCTGATTCCTACATCAGCAGATGGTGGGATGAGACTGACCTGACATCCTTCCAATGGATACAATGCTTCGGTTGCATCCCATGAAATATTAGAGGCATCAAATGCCAACTCGGTATTAGCCCAAGGACTCTTAAAGTCTCCACCACCATATGTAACGTCTGCTTTGTTGTCGCTTGCCATTTATTGTATCTCCTATGGACAGTCGATGTATTCACCTTCAGGTGTGGGTCCAACGACCTCTGCAATCTCTCTTACATCTTGCTTATCTAGGCAAGCAACGTTAGCGATTGCAATGGCACCGACACCTTGTGACGAAGCAACAATCTTAACCTTTGGATAAGTTGTAAACGTCCTTGACTTATCTCTCACTCTAATGTCAACTAACACACCATCACGAATGATTGCTTCAGCAACATCCAAGTCACCATCAACAAACACTGCTGGTGGCTCATCAAAACCAAATCCTGTCTTGATGATAGTAAATCCTGTGATGATACAATCTAAATTAGTTGGTGGGTTGGGTGGATAACCTCTACCAGGACGCATGACTCTAATTCTCTTGAGGAATCCATCTTTATCCAAGTCTGCAACAGCAGAAGCACCATATCCTTTGCCATTACCTTGGACATAAATCTTTGGTGGAGTTTTATATGGACTACCACCATTACAGATAGCAATGTCAATAATCTCACCCTCTTCCGATACCACTGGTTGACATGCAATAGGTGGTGTTGGTATGACTGGAGTTGGTGTGGGTAGTGGGAAGGGAGCGTTACCTTCTACAGCAAACTGTGTTGCTGCATATCCAGTTTTAAGAGCAGCAAAGACACCAATAGTTGTAGAGAAACTCAACTCATCTGCAAAGGTAATGAGTTTCTTTGCTTTGTTATCTTTAATAGTAAACTTGTATGATAGTGTGTTGTCTAGGACATCACTCAATGCTAACTCAGGTGCAAAGATATAGAAGTCAAGCACAGTGCCGTTAGGGACATTAGTTGTAGTCAATTCTAACGTCACTGTCTCTCCTGCCTTGACTAAGAATGGTGTCGCAACTAAAGAATAGGTAGCACCAGTAGACCCTACAGGTGTATTGACTCCTGCTGTAAATGATGATGTCGCTGTGCCACCGACAGAAAGTGTTGGTGCAGATGGATTTGCTCCTGCACCAGAGTAAACAAAAGATGAATTGCCATTTAAATTTGTGACAACACTAGATTTACCAGTGAATGCTACATTAATACCACTAACAAAACCAAATGATGAAGGTGGAGTGCCTGGTGTTGGGACAGGGTTAGTTGGGTTTTGATTTACTGTCAGTGTCGCTGGTTGTGAATCAATAGATGTGGGTGTTGTAGTAGAGTCACCAGTTACTACACATCTATAAGTGCCTGCGGTATCAGTTGTAAAGACAGTTGCAGTTTCACCCAAGTCTGTCCAAGTATTACTACTTGTAGTATAATATTGCCAATTATATGTTACGAGACCAGCATCTGACCTAGCACCAACACAAGTAAATGTGTGTGGACTTCCTCCTTGGAGTATAGTTGCACTCGTAGGATCAATAACAATGTCTAAAGTAGGATTTGCTGGTGGTGTGGGGACATTTTGCCCTGGTGGAATGGGTGTTGTCTCAGGCAAGAAAGTGCCACCAGTAATAGCAATGTTTAATGTTGGTGTGACAGGACTCTTTGCATCATCACATGCACCAATAGCAGGTGATGGTTTAGTATCTGCTGAGATTGCTGCTAGCAAATCATCTAGGTCATCTGCTAGACTTCTGCCCTTAGTCTTTGGACCCTCTCCACAGTCTTGAATAATTTCTTTGCACTCTGCTGGTAGACCTGAGCAAGAGATGCCCAAGAGGTCCATGATTTCTGAGATGGTAGAGAAGACATCATTCAATGGTGCCGCAACTCCTTCCAAGATGCTGAGAAGTGGTCCGACGATGGCATCGATAGCACTCTTCAAGAAGTTTTCAATGCCACTCATTAGTCCGTTGACTAGAGTCTCGATACCACAGAGAGCATCGGACCAGAAGTCATCGAGAGCACCAAAGATAAAGTTTTCAACAAATTCTTGTAGTCTTGTGGCGAGGTCTTCAATACTACAACCAATCTTTGCTAGAGTATCTTCTAGAAACTTTTGAATCTTATCAAGAATTTTCTCAGGATTCTTGGGGTCGTAGGGAGGTTTGGAATCAGCAGGTTTTAATTTGTCAGTGACAAGTCCAAGCAAACTGTTGATGAGTAGTTGGACACCATCTTTGACGAGATTATATAACTTACCTTTCAACCATGAGTAACTTTGATTGATGATTGCAAGAATCTTAGTGATATATCCATTGATAAACTCTTCACCTTCACGGGCATACCCTGTCACCTTACTAGTAAGATAACTTCCTACCTGTCCTCCAGACTCAGAGATTGCCTTAAACATTTCAGACAATACAATCTCTAGCTTGGATGCTGTCTTACCTGTAGGACAACTTGCTTGTGAGATAGTTGTGCATTTAACAGCAGCCTCATTCATTGAGCTGCCAGGGCAATTTAGATAAGCGATAGCAGGTGCTTGACCATATCCTTTCTCTGGATTGGTGGCGGTGCCAGGTGGTGCTGCTGCCTGTGCTACTACGCCTGCCGCTGCTGCTTCTACTTCTGCTTTACTGAGAGGTGTTACTACCTGAGGGGTGCCTGCTACTGGTCCAGGAGCAAAGTTTCTAAATGCTCTACACCCCTCTTGATTCTCCTCTAAAAATTGTGAGATGGCAGGGTCATTTTCAGACCTAGCATTACGGATTGCTCCAATACTGCCTAGAATATATGGTTGCTGTGCCATCTCAGCATCCATAAAGAAACCAATAACCCAGTCACCATAGGATAGGTTAGTGGTTGCACCTCCACTTGCAGTGAAAGCATTAGTTGTTGGAGCAACGGAATTCGCCCATGGCAATTCGTCCGTCCCTTGACCCTCACAGTCAGCGAGATGGTGACCAATGATTCTAACCTTGTAACGGTTAGAATTTTTTACATTTTCATCAGTCTTTTCGACTTGCCCCACCCACCAACGGAAGCCATCTTTGCCTACAAAGTTGGATGAGCGGACACCGTAACTCTCAAACGCCATAATTAGTTATCGTGAATCTTACACTCAGGCGCTCCAGGTTCTTGGTCGCAATATAATTCGAGGGGAGTTGGGTCATGGTGGTCGCCTGCCTCAATCTCTTCCTTGTGATGCTCTACCCACTCTTCCAAGTCGTGGAGCTCACCTTCAATATGACGACGTGCTTGTGGAGATGTGTTTGGGTTGTCCAAAATCTCCTTGTCCTTAGCGATATGCGCTTCGATGTTTTCCATAGTTTACTTTACCTTACTAGCTGTGTTTTTACGACCAAACGAATCACGAATGAGAGTAATGTTTGTGGTGCCAGTGCGAGGTTGTGCGCCTCTCATAATAAAGTTGTATCCAATATTTTTGATTAGATAATTACCACTATGCTCCTCATCATATGGATTCGTTTTTCTATCTTCATCACTAGTCATGTTTGGAAATAATAATTCCAGTTTATCACCTGCCCTCACTGTGAGGTTAGGTGGCACTGTAATATTTAGCTCCTGGTTAGAAGCTAGTTTATACCTGGCATTAGACTGAGCGATGGCGTATCTATTATAGTCCTTATACGCTGCGTTGTCAGCTCCATTTGTGTCGGGGTCCTCATGAAACATTTCACTGTTAATCATTTGTGCCATGACTCTAGTGGAATGCTCTGACAATGTTTGTTGCTCCTTAGGTAGTTTGTCCTGACTACCCATGTGTGACATCTGCTCCCAGGTGTCCTTAATCTTGTAGATATTCTCTTCGTAGTAGCATTTGTTTACGTCAAAGAATACACAGACAGTAGAATAGATTCCCTCTCTCAACTGCTTGAGCATATTCAATTCGTTTGAGAATGTGTAGTCGAGGATGTTTAGGTGCTCGGTGCCTGCTTTACCCTCAGTATTTACATACCCATAGTTGTATGTATACTTGACTGCTTCACCACCAAAACTATCACTGCCATCAGATGCTAACTGGTCTAGTGACTTGAATACATATCCATCATGTGTCTCAAAGAAACAGTAACCTGCACTGCCTGACATCTTAGGTAAGTTTTCTGTCTTCAGTGATGATACACCCTCACCGTCACCAGTTGCTCTCTCCTGTGACGTGCCACTGGTAGGCTCTTTAGCATTGCCAGAGATAGTGATGGGTGCTAGTTGATAGATGAAATCAAATGGTCTCTTCAAACTAGGCAACCATTTCTGCTCAAACTTTGCAGGCTCTACTACAATTTCTTTCTCAGTCTCGATAACATTCTCCAAGACTTCCTTGACTACCTTGTCATTAGACCCTTTCAGGATGCCAGCAATCCTCACACCCTCATTGACCATGCCCTCATAACTCATGAGGTTTAGTTTATATACCTGCTGTCTACCCGAAATAATTCTTGTATCGATAGCAGACACAGACAAGTCATACTCATAGGTGGTGTCATTAAATGTAGGTGTCTTTGCCTTGATAATAATTCTTTCTCTACCTTGGATAGGTAAGTTTGCTAGCAGGTTGACAGTAGTATCTTCGATGACAATCTCACCCAAAACATATGGGTTGTTGATGCTCTCGTAGATACTAAATTCTATCACCAACTGTGTGATGTCTAAAGTATCACCGTCGATAGGGACTAGTAGAATAGACTCTACTTCAAATTGTCTTGCGTTTTCTACTGCCATTGTTATACGAGGTCGTAATATAAGAAGTCAGCAAAGTTACCAGCAGCAACCTTTGCCGAGGGAATTTCTGAGCCGAAAGACCCTGCAGCATCTGCTGTCTTCTTATTAATGTTTTGTGTTGGTGGCATCACTACTGCTGCTGCTGTCTCTGCCACTGGTGGACGTGGTGGGATGGTCTGTTGTGGCTCAACCTTTGGTGGTGCTGGTCTAGGTGGTGGTGCATTAGGTGTTAGGTTTTGTGAGGTAATAGCATTAGCATCTGCACTTGCGAAACCAAACCCATCAAACTTAAGGAGTTTACCATCCTGCTTTACATAATCACCAAGTTTATATTTTCTATTGGGGTCATATGGTTTGACATATAAGTCTCTTCTAGCAGCACCACGTCCACCACCTTGGAAACCCATCTTTTTAAGTGCCTCTCGCTGCTGCGCCTGTCTTGCAAGAAAACTATTTGGATTGGCGTAGTCAGTTGACTTAGTATTTCTATGTTTATCTACAACTTTACCCCAAGAGAATGGATTCCACCAAGACCCACCACTCTCTGCTTCTCTTTCAACTGAAGTTGCTGGTGGAAGCTCTGGTTTAGCAACAGGAGCTGGTTGCTCTGGTTGCTGCACAACTACAGACTCACTCGCTCTTCTTACATAGTCAATCTTAGTTAATTGAATTCTACCTCTACTAACCTTGCCACTCTGGTTACCACCAATGATATCAACTGCACCATCTTTAGGTGACCCAGCAGCAAACATGACGTGAGTCCTAGACCCACCACCATAGTCACCCACAATAACATCACCATACTTAATGTGTGCCTTGTCTACTGGTGCTCCCCAATTCTCATAACTATCTGCCAGAGCAGACCCAGACCCCATGATACCTTGTCTCTTGAGTTGGGAGTTTACATATGCAGCACACCATGGTTGCTCTTCAGGGTTGACTAAACCACCAGCACCACTCTGCATGATTTCATTCTTCATCTGGGAAGCATCCTTACCTAGGTCTGCTTCTAACTCTGCCTTGAGACCAGCAGCTGCTGCAGGTGCTGCTGGGTTACCGCCGCCGCCACTGGTATCTGGTTTGTCTCCACCAGCAACGGCACCGCCTGCCATCTTGAAATGCTTGAGCATATTCTCCATGAAGTTTTCAGCAGACTGATTCATGTCTACCTTACCTAGTCTTCCAGACCCAACAGCAGACGTGAAGTTTAGGTTGGAGATACCAAATCCTTTCGACGCTGCACGAATCTTCTGCTTGACAGTATCACCTGTGCTACCAGTCATTGATTGACCTAGCATACCAGCAGAGATACCGAGAATCATTGCTGCTTGTGCTTGCATAGGTAGGTCACCACTACCCTCTGACAGCATGTCTCTACCAGCACTTCTGTTGAGTGGGATAACCTTATCACCAGGATTCAATGTAGTTTTAGTTGGGTCATTCACAAGACCACTGACAACACCACCACGATTAAGTTTTACCAATTTGCCATTGGTATCTAACTTATAACCCTCAGGAACACCACCAAACT